AATATAGTTTTGAATTGAAGTATGGCTCTGGAATTAGCAAAGTCCTACGTGAGCATGAACGTCAGACCGAAATCTTTTGGTTGGCTTATGAATGTTTACGTAGGGCTGGTGCGCAGATACCTATATGGGGCACAGAGTTTATTGACACTCTTGAAACTGTCGAGGTATTAGACGAAGAAAAAAAATAATACCGCGTGATTCAATAACCTACAACATAGCCGCGCTAAGTGTAGAGACAGGAATTGCGCCGCAAGCTTTTATAGACATGGATGCTGACATGCTTAGGGCAATAGTCCAGGTATTGTCAGATCGAGCAAAGGAGATAAAAAATGCCAGTAAACGTATCAGGCGTTAAACAACTCCAAAAAGCCATGAAAGCTGTAGAACCAAATCTTAATATGCAAATGAGTAAAGACATTAAATTTGTAATGCTTATTGTCAGAGATAAAGCACGCGGATATTTACCTAGTCAAAATGAGGTGTTAAGTGGCTGGGGTAAAGGGACTGCATCTATTGGCACAATCAATTACAGAGCATTCCCAGCTTATGATTACGCATTAGCAAAAAGTAAAGTTCAATATTCTGCAGGTCAAAACAAAACAAATCGCTCAGGATATAAAGCTGCTTTTTATGTTTACAATAATTCAGCACCTGGAGCAATTTTTGAAACAGCAGGTCGTAAAAATCAGCCAAAGGGTAAAGGATCATTAAATCCTAATGCACCAGAACAATTTAATAGTGCAGCAGAAATGCTAACTGGCATGAAGGGTTATGGCAAACAAAAAGGTCGTGTTATTTACCGCGCTTGGGATGAGACTAAAAATAAAGTTATTCCACAAGTAGTAAAAGCAATAAATACTGTCGCCATTGATTTTAATAACAAAACTCAATTAAAGAAGGCTGCATAATGGCCAATCTAATTGTCAGTGCAGTAAGCACCTTTGATAACAAAGGACTTAAAAAAGGTCAAAAAGAAATTAGTGCGTTTGACAAAACAGTCAAAACATTAGGTAAAACTTTTGCCGGGGTCTTTGGTGCTCAAAAATTATTGCAATTTAGCAAGAGCGCAGTTAATGCTTTTATGGCTGATGAGAAAGCCGCCAAATCACTAGAGTTACAGCTTAAAAATACTGGCTTTGCATTTTCTGCTCCAGCTGTTGAATATTACATAGCTAATCTACAAAAAACTACTGGCGTATTAGATGATGAACTACGCCCAGCATTTCAACAATTATTAACAGTTACTGGATCAGTTACCCAAAGCCAAAACGCATTATCTACCGCATTAAATATAAGTGCCGCTACAGGCAAGTCTTTAAGTGAGGTCAGCGCAGCTTTAACTCGAGGTTATAGCGGCAATACCACAGGTCTTAGTCGATTAGGTGCAGGCATAAGTAAAGCCACTCTTAAAACCGGCAATATGGATTTAATTATGGGAGAACTTAATCAAAAGTTTTCAGGTCAGGCCGCAGCAAGATTAGATACATATGCAGGCAAAATGGATCTGCTTGCCGTTGGTGCAGCAAACGCTAAAGAAACTATTGGAAAAGGTTTGCTCGATTCTCTATCTTTGTTATCTAAAGACAACTCGATTCAAGGTGCTGTTGATGATATGGATGCGTTTGCCACATCTATTGCAGATGCATCTTATGGAATGGCTTCATTATTAAAAAAACTTGATAAGTTTACTGGCTTAGATAAAGTCTCAACAAAAACTTTATTTGGGCTTGCATTTCCCGCTGCTGGATTATTGGCAAAAGTTGGAGCAAGCGAAAGAAATAAACCTAAATCTAATTTCACATATGAATTAGGGGCAAGCGCCACTAAAGATATTGAACGTTCAAATAAGATATTAAAAGAACGAAATAAATTAGCACAAGAAGAGTTAAACAAAATGAAGGCTAAAACTGCGGTCGATGCCTTGAAAGATAAGTTTGATGTAGAACGCATAGGCTTAATGAAAGCATTAAATGAAGCTACAGATGCGGAAACCAAACTACGCATAAACGCAAAAATAGCCATATTAGACAATAATGAGGCTTTAGCTAAGAAATATTTAGCAGAAATGAACGCGGCAGAAGCTGCTAAAAAATTGGCTTTAGACTTAACCAATGCTGGAGATATGGCTTATCAAGCGTTCGGTGGCATACTCAATTTATTAGGTCGTGGCGGAGATCAAGGCCCAGGTAAAAATCTGTCTAACGCGACAATTATAAATAATTATTACAATAATTATCCTGGCGGAAATGCTGGCGGTGGGGTCGCTGGCGGCAATACAACAATTAACGTAAATACTCCAGGTATTATTGAAACTAATAGAATTACTGAATTGGTGCAAGAAGGTTTATTACGAGCCAAATATGAAGGACGAGTTCTAAATCCTGCCGGTGGTTTATAGTGGCAGTCCCTGTGGTAAATGCAGTAATTAACTTTTCAACTGGCCCTGCTTTTGCGCAAGCTGCAATAATTGGTGAGGCTATATTTGGCACAAATGTATTTGCTGATTCAGCAGCTTTAATTGTTGATGTATCAGACCTCATAAATAGCATAACAACACAACGAGGTCGTAATGCTTTAGCAGATCAATTTCAACCAGGTACGATGAGTTTACGTATCATAGATCAAAATGGTAATTTTAACCCACAAAATCCATCAAGTCCTTATTATAACTATTTAACACCGATGAAAAAGGTGCAGATTACTGCAACCTACTCGGGAGTAACTTATCCAATATTCTCAGGGTTTATTACATCTTATGTAACTACTTATCCCAAAGAAACCGATGAAGTTGCATACACAACTATACAAGCGGTAGATGCTTTCCAACTAGCCAACAATGCACAAATTAGTTCTGTAACTGGTGCTACAGCTGGCGATTTATCAGGAACTAGAATAAATCAAATATTGAATCAAATCTCATGGCCTGCAACCATGCGTGATGTTGATGCCGGATTAACTACTATGCAAGCTGATCCAGGCACATTTAGAACATCATTAGCCGCTATGCAAACTGTGACTGACAGCGAATACGGTGCTTTTTATGTTAATGCTAGCGGATCTTTTGTATTTCAAGATCGCAGCGTAACTGTAAGTTCTATTGCTGGAACACCTGTTACCTTTGCAGACAATGGAACAGGCATAAATTATGCAGAGGTTAATTGGATCATTAACGATGTATTGATATATAACAAAGCTACAATTACCAGGACTGGTGGCACGCCTCAAATTGCGACTAATCAAGCCAGTATAGATAAGTACTTTTTGCAATCTTATTATTTAGATGGTTTGTTAATGCAAACCGATGCTGTAGCTCTAGATTACGCTAGAGCTTATGTGGCTTCACGTGCTGAAACCAGCGTCAGGTGCGATTCCATAATCCTAGATTTATACAGTCCAAATTACGACACAGGCATTATTGCGGCCTTAAACCTAGAGTTCTTTGATCCGATCAAGGTAATAACAACCCAACCAGGTGGCTCTACTATCCAGAAAACCTTGCAGATCTTTGGCACCCGCAACGTAATAACACCAAATAGCTGGAAAGTGCAGTTCACTACGCTAGAACCAGTCATAGATGGGTTTATAATAGGCAACGTAGATTACGGTGTCTTAGGACAGAACGTACTATCTTATTAAGGAGATATAATGGCATCAGGATTACCAGCAGTAACTGGCGATGTTTTAACAGCTGCAACATTTAACGGACTTGTAACTTTCACTGCAAACGCTCAAACAGGTACAACTTACACAGCTGTATCAACAGATCAATATCAAGTATTAGTAACAATGAGTAATGCATCTGCTAATGCTTTTAAGATCCCAACTAATGCATCTGTAGCATTTCCAATAGGCACAGCACTTACTGTACTTAATATTGGTGCAGGTACTTGCACAATTAGCGCAGTAACTAGCGGCACTACAACGGTTCTTAGCGCAGGTGCAGTACCGGCCGCACCAACACTTGCACAATATAAGAGTGCCGTCTGTATAAAGACCGGTACAGATGCTTGGTACGTAGTAGGAGCTATTGCCTAATGATTGGTAATATTGTTGCAGGAATACTTGCGGCCGCTACTTCTAGTAAAACACCAAATGTTGATTATTTGGTTATTGCTGGTGGCGGTGGAACTGGATCATTTACTGGTGGTGGTGGTGCTGGACAATTAAGTACAGCTGCTACTTATGCCGTTACTGGTGGTAGCGGATACACAGTAACTGTAGGAGCAGGTGGAACTGGTAACGCTGATGGTGGAACTGGTTTAACAGGTACAGATGGCAATAATTCAGTTTTTGCAACAATAACTTCAACTGGTGGTAAAAAAGCCCCAGCATACGGTGTTGCTCCTTATGGTGCGTGGCCCAATGGTGGTGCGGCTGGAAACACAAATGTTGGTGGAACTGCATCAGGTTCTGCCGCAGGTGGCGGCGGTGGTAATGGCGCAGCAGGTAGCAACGCAAGTGGAACAACTGGTGGTAATGGTGGCACAGGAACTGCTAATTCATATTCCGGATCATCTGTAACTTATGCCGGTGGTGGTGGTGGATCAGGTCAAACTGTTCGCGGAACTGGCATCAATGGTGGTGGCGATGGTGGTCAAACTGGTGGAAATGGAACTAATGGCACAGCTAACACAGGTGGTGGTGGCGGTGGTGGTGTAGGTACGTCATATTCAGGAAATGGTGGCAAAAATGGTGGATCAGGTTTAGTAATTATCCGTTATGCAAACACTTATCCTGATTTAACTTCTATTGGTGGCGGCTTAACTTATGCACTAACTAATACAGGTGGATACAAGATTTATACATTTACAGCAGGAACAGGAACGGTAACTATCTAATGGCACATTATGCATTTTTAGATGAAAACAATATTGTTACAGAAGTTATTGTTGGTGTTGATGAAACCGAGTTAATTGAAGGTTTAGATACTGAAACCTGGTATGCCAACTACAGGGGTCAAGCCTGTAAGCGTACTTCTTATCATGGTTCTTATAGATATAACTTTGCTGGCATAGGTTATGTTTTTGATGCCGAAGGAGATGCGTTCATAGCTCCTAAACCAGATTGCGGGCATGCTGAATTAAAACTTAATAAAACCAATTATCGCTGGGAATGTGAGAGTACAACACATGAGTTCAAAACCCTGGCTATCTGAAGCGGCTGAGACTTTAAGAGATGCCGTTGCTACCTGGTATCCGGATCAGCGCACTTCCAATAATGGATGGCTGGGCGATGCTCGTCATGCTGCCAGAAAATCGGATCATAATCCAGACAGCACCGGATGCGTGCGAGCCATTGATATTGATTCTCGCTTGGATTCATCCGAAGGGCTCTCGGTTTATTTGGCTGACCAGATCAGAATCTGTGCGAAAACCGATAAGCGCATATCTTACGTAATTCATAACGGCATGATCGCTAGCAAGATTCTTAATTTTAAGTGGCGTAAGTATTCAGGGTTTAACAAACATACAAAGCACATCCATGTCAGCTTTAATCCATCAGGTGATAAAGATGGTAGAGAGTTTGACATACCACTACTAGGAGGAAAGATATGAAAATCAGTAAGAAGCAAAAAGCAATACTAAAGTCCTATGCACGTGGGGTATTAGTATCTTTCTTAACATTCTTGGCTAGTAATCAATTAGGTTTAGATCCTGCTTTGTCTGTGATTGTTGCAGCTTTAGCAGGTCCAGCAGCTAGGGCTCTAGATAAATCCGACAGTGCTTATGGCATCGGTGCTAATGAAGCATGACACCGGGAGAATGGGCTGGCTTTGGAGCTGGCGTTATCGCTGTGCTGTCAGGCGGGCTAGTCGGATTACGTTTTTTAGTTAAAGGATGGCTTAATGAGTTGCGCCCCAATTCAGGAACATCGATGAAAGATGCTATTAACCGAATAGACGAAAGAAGTTCACGACTTGAACAGCGTGTTGATGATCTATTTGTTTTGATTAGTAAGTCATAATTTTAATATGGCTAACACACGTAAACGCAAGAAGATAAATAGGCGGGTAGTACGTAAATCACCCGATCCATTATCTAAGCTTGAGGTTTTCTATATTTGTAAGCATGAGATGTACAAGGCTGCACGCAAGGCTGGATTTAGTGAGCAGCTT